CAAATTTGATCTGTGTCACATCACATATCGAAATCGCCAAGATGTCCGCATCATCCGGTGTTGTAATTTCGTGCCCATTGTATATCATAAGGTGTTTGATCACGCTGATGGTATACTCGACGATATCGCCCACCATATTATATAATACTGCGTATTTCATCCCCGAGCCTCGCCGCGTACTGTTTCAACAACGTTTTGACATCCTCGCGATCGTTGATCCCTTCGTGATAAAACACGTCGAACCCGCTTTCGGACAACGTGCGCTGTTCGTCCCGCGACACAAACGTCAGCAGCGCTCCCACCTGTATAGGCATTTTCGTCCTGTCATACTGGCCCGACTTCGTCGACGTGGAATTGACGTCGTTATATACCTCGGGGATTTCGAAAAGGGGCGATGTGTGCAAATCCTCTTTCTCGGCGATATCTTGCAGGAGCCCGACAACCTGTTCGTTATCTGTCCGACATCGTTCGACGAGGGAATTTAACAACTCGCGGTCCGTTTCGGCCATTGATGTTATCGGGTCAAAAGTGGCGAGTGCCCGTTCCTCCTCCTCTTCGGAGAGATCGACATATTTAACGGGCACGGTTTTCTCACCCCTCTTAATCGCGAGCTCGACGCGAAGATGGCCATCTATAAGCCGCCCGGTGCGTTCGTTGACGATAACGTCCTGGATCCACCCTATATCGTCAAGTACGCCCCCCATCGCATCGGCTTGCAATTTCGGATGTTTGCGCCAGTTCTTGGAGTTTGGGACCACTGTTTTCGGATCGACATCTGCAGAACGGACGATCCGGTTCCGCCAACTCACTTACACCACCGGCACAGGTGCGCCCGGAGACCCACCTCCAGCAATCTGGCCGAAACTGATGAGATACCACCGTCCGGATTTATATTGTATCACATATGGCGATGCGTTACCAGTTTCATCCATCTTCGCCTCGGCGTCCTGAATCTGCCGATAAATATCTCCCCTTTCATCTGGTGCGGCATCTGAGAGGATAAATTGCTTCACACTCTCACTCATATAATAACTCCTTGGCGGCGTGTTCTTCGGGACGGCAACGACCGTGGATTCCGGGTCAAAAAAGTCCTGCACCTTTTTGACTTCGCGGGCCTTGAACCACGCAACGAGATATCCCACAAGCCCGACAATGACAGTGACGATCTGTTCCACTTCCATATGTATTCTGTGACTCCTCATTGATATTAAATGTTTCATTAAGATGTCGTGGGCCTGTGAACCCGCCAGCCGGTGCGGACCGATGCCATCTTATTGCACACACATCATCCTGTGTATAAACCACCACCGGTATGACGCCGAACGGTGTGCGTCGGCAGGAAGTGTGATCGCAACGGGAATACCGTTGTGGTTGTAGCGCTCCGTGGTGCCGGTCATCTTTGCACCAACTCCAAAAAATCGCCCCATTTCATCATCACCCTTGCCGACTCATTATTTCGGCGCAACACGAGGAGCGGTTTCAACCCTTCGAGGTTCGCGTTCCGCTCCGCCTGTCTCCACCATTCATGTATGTTCCAGGATTCGGTCCGTTTACACTCGACGGCGTATGGGAACGTTTTCTTCCCGTGTGTTGAGAGGACCACATCGGCCCCAGGTTGTCCCATTCCGTTACTTCGAACATCATCATCACAGAGCCCGGTGATTCGCCGGATATCAGCAACGATGTAGTTCTGAAACCCGCGCCCCTTCGATTTGCGAGATCGTGGCGTGTTCGCAGTCATCACATTCTCCGTACATCTCCGTTGATATCAATCTTCCGGTTGTCCGAGTTCGAGCCACCGTGGCGTCGGTTACACACAACTACGTTTCGACACCGGGCACGGTGCACCGCTGATGTATCCTCCGGGGAGCCAAACGCCAGACTTCAACTGGTTATACCCACCGGGCCGATAATCATCGGGCACCTGCTCAAATTCTTTCTACGTTTCAACTCTGCACACTCTCGTTTCCAATCAATTCCCACCGTCTTTCATCTCTAAAGAACGCCTTCAGCACCTCGTCGATGAACAGTGATCTGGACATCCCAGCGAGCCATGCGTGTTCCTCCACAGCGTCGAGTACATCGACACTGAGCGTCACCGTACATTGTCGTTTCCACACTTTTTTCGCCATATTGTACTCCTAAACCCATAAAAATGACATTGTCTCCCACCGTACCGGTCAGCGCATTGGCGCGTGGTTTTGGAGACGGTCACGCCTCGGTTAGATAATTGGGGAAACGTGTTTCCAGCACGCCGACCATCTGCCGGAGCTCTAGCCACTCAACGACATCGTCTTCATCCATCGGTATGATCTTCTCGGATCCGACCGTGTTGTTGCCACACCTCTCGCTATACGTCGACGCAGGTCCGCCCTCTCCGTGTAAGAACCAATTTCCCCGCCGTGTCCGGTATAGATGCTCTTCGAAATGCCGAAAATCGCCGCGGTTGTGATGGCTCGAATATACCGCGACGCATTCCGCCGTCTCCGTGTTATACAACGTCCTGTCGATAATCGCCTTCATTTTTTCCCCTCTTCGTCGTTGAGCCTGTTAATAATCGCCCGTTCGATCCACCTCGAGAAACTCACATCTCCTTTGATCGCAGTCACGCGTTGGATCACCTCGTGATCCATTGTCATAGTCACAACTTGTCTCCGCATACATATGTATATGTAGATACGTGTATATATATGTATGGTTGGCACCCACTTTTGTCAATGGATTGACAAAAGTTTGACAAAAGTTTGACAAAAGTCAAACGCCACATACGCCCTCTATTTACTATAATAAGTACAAAAAAAAAATATTTTTACTCTATATTATACTTTTGTCTTTTGTCAATGGAAATTTTTGTGTCGGCCCCCCCCACCCTTTACCATTGACAAATGACAAAAGTACAATCTGCGAAAAACGGCATTATGAAAGCCCCCGTTTGTAAAAATAACGCCGGAGTGGTCTTAAACTTTTGTCAACGGACCCCATTGACAAAAGGGTCCCCATTGACAAAAGTTCATTCACCCGCGGGCATCTCGAGTACGTGCTTCTCCGGATCGATGTATTCGACGGCAACCCAAGCGTGCCGTTTCCGCCCACCACTACTTCTGAACGTCAGGTATTTCACGCCTTGCGCGTCGTTGATCGTGCTGATCAGTTCGTTTTGCTGCTTTTGTGTTGCTCCACGCCAAGCAGGGGATTTTCGGAAAAGATCACGTTCATTCGCACCACGATCTTTGCCTCGCAAAATTACCTCGTATATCTCCTTCCAGTCGGACTCATACTTCGAACCCGCGATTTTGAGTTCGGCCGCCCGTACCATTTTTTCGAGGTAAAATCGGACATATTTTATGGCCCATGTGGCCGAATCGGTATCTATCGTTGTCGTTTCGCATGATATGGCAACCATCATCGATATCCGGACCGCCATCTCCATTCCTTTCATAACGAGTGGATCGTCTTTACCGTATTCGTCGATCAGGCCGTGATGCATCTCCTGGAATAGCTCGAGCGACGCCCGTGTGATGTCCATTTCGACAAACGGTGGGGAGATCTGCGAATTGTCAACGTTGGCCATGAATATGTCCGGATCGAATGACTCTGGGTTTTGACCATAACAATATCCCGTGAATACCGACCTCATCCAGCTAAGCGTGCTGGAATCGATACACTCCTCGATACCCGGCGCATCGACATTGAGATATCGATCATCATACTCGCTTTCAACGATTAGGTGACGGCCGAGATATCCGGTCTCAATATCACCGGCCTTCATCGCCCCATAATATGCCGCCGGGGTCGAGATTCCAAATATGATCACACACGGATTGATAACCTCGTCCAGGGATTTCGAAGATTGTGCGCGTTTCACATCTTCGAATGTGATATCCCCACCGGAATATGTCCCCTTCGAGATTGTCGCAAGCGACGAGCTCCACACGTCAAGGAGACCGCCCTTTATCCCCCGCCCGTGCTCGGACCGGTTCTGCGCATCCTGTTTGACGCCCGACTCATCGATAATGTTTATATGCACCGGCTTGATCACACAGGCCCGGAACAAACCGGCATAGGATTTGTAGGACCCCCCACCGATGAGTGCCGACGCCTTGTAGTGATTTTTTCCCGAGTGATAATCCACCAGTCCGAGTGCGCGTTTAATGAATTTCTTGGCGTGGTTTTTACCCGAGGAACTGTCACCAACGATTTCGAAGAAAAAATTGGTCTGATTTTCGAGTTTCGTCGTCTTGAACCGCCTGCCCATCAGTGTTGCAACGACAGCGAGCGTGGCATGAACCGCGAACTGTGGCTGACGGATCATTGCAGACGCATTATAGGCGTCGACGAGCCCTTGCGCTCTGCCGGGTATCCGCAACAACTCCTCTGGTATTTTACCATTGCTCTGAGGTTTCAATTTCAGAATTTCGGTAAAATCGACGCTATTGTCGGCAGCGTTGAACGCATACCCGCGCTTTTCGCACACCCGATATGCCTCAGCCGTTGCTGCTGTGACGTCTCCCCCATGTCCGATATACCACAATAGGTGGAACGGGGTGTATGCGAGCACACCGTTTGATGTCGGGTTAATGTACCGTACCATCGGGTCGGAGTTCATGTGCTGCGACGAGATGACGATACCATCATATATCACTATACCCGGCGAGTTTTTACTCGCTATCGGCTTCCACCGCGTGCCGATTTGTACATATTGGCCCGTCATGCGCAGCGCGTTTTCTGCGCCAATAATCCGATTGTACACCTCAAAGACATTTTCACCGGATCGCGTCCTCCGGGTGTCATTCGCGGCCGGTTTCAATCGAACAGCGGCCTTGACCCCCTCGCGATTTTTAACCTCCATGTTCCAAACGACGCGGATCTCGGGTGGTAGGTCTACTATCTTGTCGAGTCCGGTCTCCCAGACATATTTTGATCCGCTCTCATGGATCGATGGAGGAAATATATCCTGGTGGCGGTCATCGCCGCGGAATTCCGTGTGTAGGAGCTGGATGTATGGCAGGTTTTCACGCTCGGGGTTCCCGAAAACCAACTTGTATCGATTTGGGTCCCCTCGGTGAAACGACGCCGTCTTCTTACGGTATGATGAGATATCGATCCCAAATTCCGCAAAATACCGTTCGGACTCTACGCGGTCGTCAACGTCGATGATAAATATCCCGGACGCTGCACCGCCAACAACCCCGATCCCATTTTTAGGGTTCGTCTCGAAGAAATCCGCGGTGACAACGGCCTCCCTCGAACCTGTAAGCCACGTCCCCTCGGGGGATTTCGAGCGGGGTTTAATTTTCAAAAGTGTGAATCCGGCGTCTTCGTACATGCGCGCTGCCGCTACGACCTCTGCGCTTCCGGGCGCCGCGTTGCTGTCGTTGTCCACGAAACACCCCGGGTCTACTTCTCGAGATAATCAGACAGTATGCGGATTGTCGCATAGGAAAAGTTCGACTGATTGCCAGATCTCACCTTCCAGACCGTTATATGGCTAATCCCGGTCTCCCTGGCAACCGCCGCGAGGTTCCGGTCCCGGAGTTTGTCCCGAATCTCTTCTAATGATAACATATCTCCATAATTATTCGCCACAGTATTAATATTTTCGCATATTCATGTAAAACGCAAATTATATATATCGTCGGTTCAAACGTATGATTGTGGAGCAACCCACGTATCAAATCATGACAAATTGAGGTAACACACGATGGCAATTGACCTAAAATCGTTGCAGAAAAACCGCGCAAAGGCACCGCGGATACTGATCCACGGCGGTGAGGGCGTCGGGAAGACAACGTTTGCATGCTCCGCCCCATCTCCGGTCGTCATCGACCTGGAGAGCGGCCTGGGTGTTCTGGAAGTGCCCCACGTGCAACCGGACACCTACATTGAGGTGCTCGATGTGATCAACGCTCTGATCGAACAGGAGCATGACTACAAGACTGTTGTCATTGACTCTCTCGACGCGCTCGAGTCTATGATCACCATCGAGACCTGTACGCGCAACAAATGGAGTAGTATTTCAGAACCCGCCTATGGTAGGGGGTACGCCGAGCGGACCGCGCTCTGGACGCCGCTGTGGGTGGCCCTTGATAAGTTGCGCGACGTTCGGAACGTGATTATCATTATGATCGCACACTCACAGATCGTGAAGGTGGAGGATCCGGTACTCCCGGCGTTCGACAAACACACGCCACATTTGTACAAGACGGAGACGGCAAAAGCTACGGAGTGGCCGGACGTCGTCGGATATGCGATGATCAAGACGTATGTGACCGCAGATCCGGTGGGGAAATCCGAGAAAGTGGCGCGATGTCGCGCAACGTCGGCTGGCGAGCGCGTGCTCCTCACCACGAGCAACCCGGCGTATACCGCCAAGTCGAGGTATCCGATGCCGGAAGAGATCCCACTGGTGTGGGACGAATTTGTACAGTATCTCAAGAATCCGCTGAAAATTAATAGGGGGAAATGACAATGATTTTAGATTTCAACACTGCAGACGTGGAACCCGGCCGAGGTTTCACACCGCTCCCGCCCGGAGAATATAAGGTGGTCGTGCAGGACGCCGAGGGGCCGATCCAGACGTCAGACGGTAATGGTAGCTATCTGAAAATCAAGCTCCGGGTGTTAGAGGGGGAATACAAGGACCGCGTGCTCTTTGACAATTTCAATCTCTGGCGCGCTGGCTCATCCGACAAGGACGCCGTGACGATCAGGATCGCACAGGCCAAACTCCGCGACCTTTGTCTCGCGGTCGGAAGGTCGCACATTAAGGACACCACCGAGCTTCTGAACAGGCCCCTCATCGCGTCCGCCAAGATTCGCGACGGTGGCAATTATGGTCTGAGAAACGAGATTGTGACATATAAAGCCATCAACGGCGGAACAACGCTCGACGTCGTGTCCACACAGCAGTCCGGGGGTAAAATGGCGTGGGAGTGATAACGCCGCAGACCACATCTGGTCTGCCACAGGACGATCTGTGGACGGATTACACAGAGTCGGCGGAATTGTTCGATGCGGTCGAAGACCGGGCCGAACGAGAGGCCGAGGGAAGTTGCGGAGACGCTGCCATGGACATAAAACTGGCCGTAAACGACAGTGGCACGTGTTCGCTGCACATCGGGGTGAGTGAAACACACCCATCTTTTACGTCGGCATATATACGAGTCGCTGAAATCCACCGGTTGATCGGTGAGAAATCATCGACCTGTTCGGGGGTTCTTGACGATGACTCATATCCGTGAAAAGCAGACAGTTGCGGGCGTGCAGGAGGAGGTGATGTATACCACCACCTGGATCGGCGCCTGCGCCAAACGCCGTGTAGCAGACCAATGGGGAGACGGTGAGCACACGACCATTGTCGACGCGCCGCCGCCAAAAATGACACGTTGGACCCATTCCGGACGGTGGCCGGGTCGACGCACCAACGGTACCGCGACGTTTTGGTACAGGCGGTTTGCCGATAGCCCCGTGGAGATTCGCGCCCCCTCCGGTTCTGAATCCGAGATCAGCGACCATGTGACTACACGCGACCGGGTCGGGGCCGTGCGCGACATCGCCGGTGATGGTGGAAATATTAAGATCCGCATGGACACTGTCAGAGGATATGTGCAGCCGTGTTCGAAATGTGCCAGGTGGGTGTGATCCAGTGGTCATTATCGACACCACGCCTCCAACGATCGCGGCGATCTATACGCACTATGAGACGCGGCCAAACAGACATAGGTTACATCTCGGGGCGTCGGAGATCGGTATGCCGTGTGACCGCGCACTCTGGTATCGGTTCCGGCACGTGTTGGAATCGAAACATCCCGGTCGGGTTTGCCGCCTCTTCGAAACCGGGCACCGGGAGGAGGCACGAGTGATTCAAAACCTCCGGGATATTGGAATTGAGGTGTGTGATCGCATCGATGGTCACCAGATCCATTACCGAGATCCCGACTGTGTATGGTTTACCGGGAGTCTCGATGGCATGGCGCGCGGATTTGTCGAGGCGCCGAAATCGTGGCATGTCGTGGAGATCAAGACGGCATCAAAGAAACAGTTCGACCGGCTCGAAAATAAAGGAGTCCGGCGCCACAAGCCGGAGCATTGGGCACAGGTGCAGATGTACATGCATTGGTCCGGAGTCAAACGTGCGTACTACCTGTGCGTCTGTAAAGACGACGACCGGATCTACGGCGAGCGGTTCGCCTACGACAAACCGACGGCGGCGAAACTCACCGAGCGAGCGCATCGAATCATCAATGCACCGGAACCGCCGGAAGTGGCATATACTCCGAAACGGCCACCGTGTCTGTGGTGCGATTATGCTGAGTTGTGTGCAGAGACACGGGTGCCCGATATCAATTGTCGGACGTGTTGCCACTGGTATTGCGACTGCACCGGCGAGCGTTGCGTACTCGGGTTGGAAATCGGCAAATTGTATTGTGACCGACACATGTATATCCCAGCCCTCGTACCAGCTGAGGTCGTAGACGTTTATGACAACCGGATCGTGTGGAGAGTCGGGACAGATGAGATCGCCACGGGGCCGGGTCACAACACGAGTGAGTATCTGAGACAGGTGATATCAAATTTGGGGTGACCACGTCAACGGAACGTGAATGCAACGACGTCCACCGATCAGGTCAGCAACAAGGATCTTTAGAACAGTGAGCACTGGGGTTGTATCGGGGGCAGCGGTCGAAATGTGCCCGTGGGGCCGTATCCACCCGCGCGTAGATGGGGTGGCAAGTCTCAAACCCACCCACGCGGCGTGTGGCGCGGGATCCGCGATACACAGGTCGTGTCGAGGATTGCCAGGCGCGCCGGATCGGTGGGGGGAAAGGGCAGAAACCCGGGACGAGCCGGGAAGCAAGGTGAACGGATGAAATGGAACAATGGTGGGGTTGATACCCCCGGACTAACTGAGATCGAAAGCGTGATGGATAAATCTTGGACTGCGTCTGCAGTCGTCGGTATAGGTGATGTCGGAAAATGTGACGAGGAGTTGGCCGGAGAGTGTGTGTATTATATACCACATCTCATAAAATTCCTCAAGAAATTGAGCAAACGGGGCGCCCGTCGTGTCACGATCGCGCGGCGCGAGCACGGAAATGGCCCGGGGCGCGAACTCCTGGTATTACGCGATGGCGAAATAATCGGTACGTTTTGCCCGTTGGAGGAGGGATCGAATGGTGTTGATTGATCTCTCTATATGCGATGCACCAGTGCCAACCCATAGGTGGCCCTCGCGCGATCGGGGTCGGCTCAACACCCACACATGCGGATTGATTATCGGGTTACAACGTACCGTCCATGAACACTCACGTCTGTGTTGTCATGTGTCGAACGGCGATCGGGGTGTGAGAGATAACACCGTCGATATTTTGGAGATGGTGATCCTGTGAAACCGACGTGTCCGAACTGTGGGGGGCCGCGGTCGTACGACGCCCAGTTCTGCCGTCGGTGTGCGTCCAAGTTCCCACGCCAGTATGATCGGACAGGCGCGCTAATGGCAACGTTGGAGCCGTATGTCAACGAGCTCAAACCTCGGGGTCTGGTCGCTGTGAAATCGCTCACCCGGAGAATCCTGGGTGAGATATCGCTGAAGGAGCTGGGCACGAACCTGTCGACCGTATCGTGGTTGGTCCGGAGGATACTTGAGGAGCAGGGATATGTGGCAATGCCGCGAACGTCCCACGGGCAGTCGTTGTGGATGGTGAAGGCGTCCCAGGAACACCCTAGCGTCTCAACAGACACGCCTGACTATGACATCGAGGCATCATCATGATCACCCTACGCCCATATCAACAAGATGCCATCGCTGCATTTTTCGAGTTTGTCAAGAACGGCGGACGGAGTGGCGTCATCGCGGCTCCGACTGGTAGCGGCAAGAGCCTGATTATCGCAGATATCTGTCGGACTCTGATAACCTCGTGGGACACAACGCGGGTAGTTATCGCGACACACAAATACGAGCTCATCAGGCAGAACGAGGCAGAGTTCCGCGCGTTGTGTCCGGACGTCAGCACTGGGATCTATTCGGCCGGATTCGGACGGCGAGACAAAGGGCGTCGTGTAATATTTGCGGGGATCCAGTCAGTTTCGAAAAAGGCGTTCGAGCTCGGAAAAATAGACCTCCTGATCATCGACGAAGCACATTTGGTCAACAGCACCGACGGCACACAATATAAGAGATTCATCATGGACCTCAAAATGACGAATCCACGCGTCGTTATCCTCGGGCTCAGTGCTACGCCATATAGGCTAGACAACGGCCTACTGTACGAGGGGGAGGATCGGCTGTTCGAATCGCTGATCTACGACATCGGCCTGAAGAGATTGATAGACGAAGGATACCTATGTCCGGTTGTGTCGAAAGGAGGTGTCGCTAAAATCGATCTGAAAGGCGTCAAGAAAACGGCCGGGGAGTACAACAAGAAGAGCCTGGAACTCGCAGCTGACAAGGACGATCTGATCCGGCGAGCCGTGGATGAGATTGTGCAGTATGGAGCAGATCGGAGGTCGTGGCTCGTGTTTGCCGCGGGCGTGAGCCATGGGGAACACATCCGAGACGAGATCCGATCCCGAGGTATCAGTTGTGAACTCATCACCGGGAAGACGGAGACGGGTGAGCGCGCACAGATCCTTGATGATTATAAGAACCAGCACATCCGGTGCCTCGTCAACGTGGAGATCCTTGTTGCCGGGTTCAATGCACCATGTGTCGACCTGATCGCGCTGATGATGGCAACACAATCGACCAGTAAATACGTACAGGCGGTAGGGCGTGGCACGAGGACGTGTGACGGCAAGGAAAACTGCCTCCTGCTTGATTACGGGGGTAACGTCGAGCGCCATGGGGTATTAGACGCCGTTGAACCAAGCGCGGGGAGGCAAGCGGGGGAGGAGGGAATTGCACCCGCCCGGGAGTGTCCGGAATGCCAGACACTGTGTCATGCCGCGGTGCGCACATGTCCCGAATGCGGTTACGAGTTTCCGCCACCGAAACCACGGCACGCTGGCACCTCATACGGCGGCGCCGTCCTGAGCGACCAGGAGGGTGCGCCGCTGTGGGTGAACGTGCTCGAAGTCGGCTATAAGCGGTGGGGGGGTAAAAATGGTAAACCGGACACGATTCGATGCGATTATTACACCGATAACCGCCAATTGCCGTACTCGATGTGGATCGCGCCGGATCACGGTGGATATGCAGCTCAGAAGGCGATACAGTATATCCGGGCGTGTGGTGGGCGCGCGCAGACTGTCTATGACGCACTCATGGAGCAATACAACTGGCGCGATCCGGTCAGGATCAAGGTCGGCAAAGATCCGCTGAACCGGAGATACTGGCGAGTCTTGGCATTTGACTTCCCAGACTCAGTACAAAGTACGCTGTGAGCGATAGTATTAAATACAATGAGTGTGTATATTATATTGTAGCAATGTGTGCTACAATGAAAGGAAGTGAAAAAAAATGGAAACCCGAAACAATGAGAAAAATCTCACAGCAGCACTGTATGAATGTAAACGCCTCCAAGACCGCCGCCAACACCCGGATGGGTTCTTTGACAAGCAGGGACGGTGGTATCCGTCCGAATATGAG